TTCATTACCAATTATGTACTACATTAGCCACAATAAAGAAAGCACATATTATATTAACTAATAATATACCAGTCCTTATCATACCAACAGTATCGTCATTGGTAGGATCATAGCCATCCTGCTCACTATATGAGCCTAGAGCGTGTTTCCATATTACCCATAAGTCTCTCATGCGTGATATAACCTCGTGTTCCAAGGGTTTATATTTATAGAAGTTCTAACTCCTTCGAATTCTTCTACTCCATGATATAATCCTTTTGAGAATATTACTAATCTATTTGATTTAGGTACTACCTCTACTCCATTATCGAACTGCAATTTACCATTAACTAATTCTTCTACTTCTAGATAGTATACTGTTGAGCATACGGGATATCTAGCCATACCTAATTTTAGGTAAGCAGTTTCGTCTTTGTCATGATGCCATTGCATAGGGCGTGTATTCGTGTGTGTCCAATAATCATAACCTATAATTCCACTAAGGTCAAAGTACTTTCCTGCGCGTCTACATATTTCGTAACACATATGACTGTTCGGGTGTTTGGAATTGACAGGATGCCAACCTTCTCCCTCTTTGTCTAGTACTCCGCTAACAAAATTATCTGTGGAACGGTTAATATTTTCTTTCCACTTCTCCATTTGCAATTCAGTAAATACTCCGTCTATAACTGCTATCATTTTAATTCTGCCTCTATAAAATCGCCTATAGTCTGTATATCTTTATCAGATAACATACCAGCTTGTCCCCACATTAAGGCACTCTGTGATCCTACTGTGCCATTATTTTTATAAGTTATAAGTCTACCACTAATATAGTCTGATGTTTGTCCTGCGAGTTTCGGTCCAATACCTCCACCCCCATCTACACCATGACATGCAGCACAACCTGTCCACAAGCTACGGATATCACTAAAAGGATCTCCTGCAGCAGCTTGTTGCTGTGCTCGTAGTATATCTACTGTAGTTCCGTACTTGCGTATATATTCTATATGACAATCATCTATACAACTTCTATTGCTTGGTTCATTTTTTATTTCTATGTCTGGGTATACTAGAAAGGCAATAAAACCTACTATAACACCACAACCTACTAAAGTCATTCCTAATTCTTTCACTCTTTCTCTCCGTAGTATTCTTCCCACTTTTCTTCGTATAGGAGTCTAAATTCTTCTACTGTAGGTACTGCTACACTGATAGTTGGATTACTTATTTCTAGCTCAGCAAGATCATGCACATGAGTTGCATATGCTACGAGTAATTGTTTTTCAGTGTACAAAATCATACTTTTCTCCTGTTTCGTAGTCGTAACTACATACTGCGCACCACTCCTCTATTGGGTGATCGCACTGATCTTTTTGTAATTGTTCTTTTCGTTCTCGTGATTTGTGCATTGCTGTAACCCACCCATCACTATTGTCTTGCCATTGTTTACTATTATCTGTCATATCTTTCTCCATGTGTTCTTCTTCTTCTTTGCTGATGTGTCGTAGAGAAGCCAAGGGATTCCTCCCCTATATAATATACCTGCCCAAGATTGGTCTTTTCTTAGCGGTCTGTCGAGAGTGAAGGGAAAAGGACAATCCTTTATCCATAGCACACTAGCTATATCTTTCTGATCTACTCTCATAATTTTGTGGTACTTTAAATCTACCTTTGTATTTTTATTCTTTCTAAAGAAATAACCTGTGTTATCTATATAGAATTTTCCTTGATGCTGTAAGTATGATGGTATATCTTGTATCATATACTTTATAGGATATATACTCTTCATCGGACTCTGTAGTCGTCTCAATCCGAGAGTCTCTCCCTTCATATTTCTATCGTCTAGTACTTGATTTTCTATCCAGAGCAACCCGTCAACTAACAGGATTTCGTCTGTGTGAATAGGGTAAATCGGAAACTTTAACCTATCATAGATCATACATCTTTTCAAACTTTCCGAAGGAGTAATCGTCTCCTACATCAAAGTCGCAACCAACAGGACAGCCAGGAATGTATATACCTCTATCTTTTTGTATACACTTCTGTACTATTTCCATGTACTGGTCTACATAACCCTCGTCTACTTCTGCAAGTATTGAGTCATGAACTAGGGCAAAGATTCTCATCTCTTTTGTTTTGTTAATAGACTTTATGTGATTATGAGTATCTATTGCCCCTAGTAAGTTGATGTCAGAAGCTACGGATTGAACTAAAAAGTTTAGTCCAGAGCGTACTTCATGACTTTGTATTCCTTGATTATCTGAACGAACGTTCGGTAATCTTCTTTTTCTTCCATACTGTGAATATATGAAACCATTATCCATGATATACTTACTAGAATGATCGATCCACTTTTTTAATTTGTGGAACTGTCTGAAGTAATCATCAATAACTTCTTGTGCGTCTCCTTTGCTGAAGTTCTTGCCAGAGTCTGCTGTAACTTGCTGTGAGATTTTGTTTGCTCCAGCACCATACATTATGCCGAAGGTAACAGCCTTAGCTGCTTGCCGTTGTGTTGAGTAATGTTCTGCAACATCTTCTGCTTCACAAGGCAAATTAAATACTAATTTTGCAATAGTAGAGTGAAAATTACCACCCTGTCTAAATACATCCATTAGGTTCTCATCTTTAGCAAGCACAGCAGCTACATAAACTTCTGCAGTTGTTAAATCCATTGCAACAATCTTCTTACCTTTTGCGGCACGCATACACCCTTTTACTATGGGATTGTCTCTTGGTATTTGTTGCATATTCATTTTACCACTAGAAGATAATCTGCCAGATGTTGTGCCATGTAAATTAAACCCTGTGCGTAATCTACTATCTTTATCTAATTGTGGATATATTTTGTCCAAGTAAGTATTCTTAATCTTAGACTTCTGTCTAATAGAAAGAATATGCTTGGGTATCTCGTGTTCTTCTGCTAATTTATTTAGTACTTCAGCATCTGTTGAGTGCGCTCCTGTACCAGTTTTCTTTCCTGTAGGCTTAAGACCTACGAAATCAAACAGTAATGATCTTAGCTGTACTGTACTGTTTGGATTAAATTCTTTATCTTTTTCTTTTTCAAAGTCTTTAACTGCTTCGAACTCATATAGTTCTGCAACTGCATTATCTATATCATCTTGCATTAAGTCTCTGCCCTTCAATAGTCTTAGCTTGTCAAAAGGAACACCATTGTCCTGAATGTCTGTTAGAAAACGACAGCCAGGTATAAGTATATTCTCATATACACTAAATAGTTTTGGATTCTTTTTGACGGCTGGGTATAACTTTTCAAATACTAAAAGAGTTACTACTGCATCCATTGCTGCGTAGGTTTTCATTATTTCAAAAGGTATACTTCCCCATTGGAAGTCTGCTTTAAGGATTCTATGTTGTCTTTTGTAGTTATCAATCCACTCGTGCATAGGTTTCTCATAGTCTCCATAGTCTGTGTGTTCCATTGCTAATTGTTTCAGACCATGTCCGCCAGGAACTTCGTCTAAACAGTAATGTAATAACATGGTATCTTCAAACTTTGGAAATTTAAAGTTGAAATGATACTCGAAGAAAGCTAAGTCAAACTTTGCGTTATGGAATACTACTATCTTAGTATCAAATATCTTCTGCATTATTTCTTCTATGTCTGGAGTTATAACATCTGTAAGGATGTATGCTCCGACATCTTTCTTATATGACATACTAAAGCCTAGCATATAACCATCTCTAGGATATAATCCTGTAGTTTCTGAGTCAAGTGCTATGAATTTATTTGGGTGGTCTAATGCTTCCTGCAAGAACTCTCTTGCCTCAGCCTCATCATCAATACCTCTAGCTTGGTCATTGCTTACTTTCTTTACTGTAAGATTACCACTAATATAATTTACGATATTCTCTTTACTTTTATCCCACATAGGCTTAGCCTCGGGCTTAAATGAAAGCATAGCAGGATTAATTACAGGTAGAAACTTATCGTCTATACACTTACCACTATATTCTGTTATAGAATTAGCACTAGTAAAAGACTTCAAGCACTCTGAACCAACTAGGATAACCCACTCGTAAGAGTCTGTGTCTATTTCTATATCTACATCTGCTTTTAATATTTTCTTTTTGCTACTATCGGAGCAAAGAGCATATCTATCAAACTCAAATGCGCCATCAAATCGGTCTGCCCAACTTGTTCTGCTCATCTTCGATTCTATTATTGCTACTTTTGTCATTTGTTTTTCCATTTATATATTATATCAAATTCTGAACTCTGTGTCAAGAACTATATAACCTTTGTCTTAATTTTTGTACCTGAGTCTCGGCAAGTGAGCCAGGGTCTATGTTCTGTCCTAGGTTTATGTTTCGTGATGTAAGTCCTACTTTGTCTGCCATTATCTTTAGACCTTCAGCTGCCTCTTGCCCTGCGCTGTCTCCATCAAATATTATATCTAATCCCTCTATGTTCTGCATCTTTAATATAGACATCTTTTCTTCGTCTATATTCTTTGTACCAAAGCAACAAATTGCATTGGGTAATCCTTTATCGAATAAATTTATCATATCAAATATTCCTTCGACTAGAATAACTCTGCCCTTAATAGGTTTAACAGCAGAGGGGTAAAGTGGTAACTTCGCTTGTGGAGGGTATATGAGATATTTTGGTATCTCAGTCATGGTCATATGTCGACCATTGAAAGCTACTACCTTACCCGTAATGTCACGCACAGGGAAGACTAATCTTCCGTTAAACTGTGTTTCGTGGTGCATAAAAGCATCGAAATGCTTATATGTTTCTGGATGAATTCCTCGCCAGTTTCCAATGTATGGAACAAAGCCTTTAGGAAATTCAAAACCAATACTTGCTGAGCGCTTCTCGTTAATAGATTCTTTCAGCCTTTGCCTCTTAATCTCTAAATAGTTTGCTGCAGCACCAAAATGTTTGAACACATTACCTCTGAAGCCACAAGCAAAGCAATTAAATACGCCAGTGACATTGTCAATACGCATACTTGGATTGCTATCCTCGTGGTCAGGGTTAAGGCATTTGACTAAATAGTCTCGTCCTGAAACTTTAAAGTCAAGCCTTTGTTCTTGTAATAGTTCATCTACTCTCATGAATTAATTATCACCATCACTAGAACTACTAGAAATATTGCTAGATATATTATTGGGTTCTCGTTCATTATGTTTCCATTTTAGTTTTTCTCCGAGATCTTCATACTCGGTCATTTTAGTTCCGTCACTATCTACTTCGTGTGCATAGAATAAAGACTTAAATACTGCTTCTTGCATCTGAAACCAGATTGCAATAGCATCATCTCTAAACTTTTTATCGCTCCATAGGTAGTAACAATTATGCCAATCCTCTAAAAATCTATGAACTGTTACATTCAGATTAAAGTCTGGATCGCCTTCTTTTATTATCTGTACTGCTCTTAGTCTCTGACTACCAGCAATAGGATACCAACTCTTCATTAGTAAGAATGGGTTCTTAATACCGTTCTTTTTTATACTAAGGATGAGTGGTTCGTTAGCAGGAACATTATGTATATTCTCCGCCACTGTAGGTTCAAGTAAAAGTCTATCAGTTGTTGTATATCGTACTTCATAAGGTGGAACTGCAACTAAGTCTGCTGCTGTCTTTCCTATTCTATCACTTGCCATAAGGCTCTACTCCAACTCTAATATCTGTCATAAATGCACTGAATTTATCCAGTAAACTCTTTTTAGTTAAGGCTTTTCCTTCTACCCATTTCTTTCCGTTAGGAATGTTTTCTTCATAATGAATCTCTCCATTGTTATATGCAACTTCAAAGATGCCATTGTGAGCATGGATATGTTTTATTTGTTTACCCCACTCCTCTGCTTTCATCTTTGCTTGGTATTCTTCTACCATTTGTTTATATTGCGTCATGTATATTTTCTCCTGTTGATAGGCTGTCTTTGAGTTCTTCTCTGTCTTTTGGATTCATAGTGGACTGCGGGCCTATCTTTAATGTTTCCCAGTCCATTACACTTGTGAATCCTTCCATTTTTGCACTACGCATTTTTGTACAGTTGAATGTAATAGCATTATCTTCTGGAGACCATGTCTCCATAGTAAATGCTGCATCAGCTGCATCAAGAATACCTTTTGCGAATCTTGCTTCCCCTGAATTATCTGTCTGATAAGGGGCAAATACAGGAATACTATACTCCTGTGCTATACTTTTCAGAGTCTTACTTACTTCGATTTGCTCTGTCCAGTCATACTGTCCACTCTTTGAGGGAACATTTGATCTTTTTACTTGGTTTAGGTAATCTACTATGATTACTCCTACATCTGTTTGTGAGACTTTTGCTTCCAGCTCTTGTCTAATCCTCGATAGGCTTAGTACTGGATCGTACACTACATCAAGTTGTCTATCTTTATGTAATGGTTTAGACTGTAATTTTTTATGGAATCCGTCAAATTCCCTTGTGTCATAAAATTCTGGTAGTAATTCTACTCCTCCTTCAAATCTTCCTGCCCACCATTCAGCCACACGATTCCACTCAACATTAGTCAAGTTACGATTAGCTAGTCTACCAATGGGAATTCGTGCACCGAGAGCGCACATTCTTTGAAGTATAGAACGACTGTCCATTTCTATTGTAAAATAAATAGAACTTCTGCCTTGTTCATAAACATTATTTGCAATGTTTACACAGGTCAAAGACTTACCTGCACCTCTACGCCCACCAATTAGTATCAAGTCTCTAGGTGAGAACTTCATGCCTTGGTCGTACTCATCATTGAGTCCTAGAGGTAAGTATTTCTTAAGATCTTCTTCAGAGTCAAACAAAGATATTGTTTGCATATTTTCTTCGGGTGGCTTAAGATCAACCCTATCACTAACATCTAATACTATCTGTTGTATTGCTTCAACATTCTGTTCTGCATCAGATATAGCTACTGTCTTATCTATGAACTTATCTAGTTCATCTAGTATTTCTACTTGTGTATATTCATTTTTTACATACTCAAGCAGAACCCAAGCGTCGATATCAACTTCGACAGCTTCGATTGCAAAGACTTTTTCTTGTAGCTTTCTATCACGAATGGATAGTTTAAGGTCATCAAAAGAGGGGAGTTCACTGAAATTTTTAATGTGAGTACTCATCACTCTGTAAAGAGCTTGGTATTCCGCAGTTAGATAGTTTTCTCTGAGGTTGCCCCAAGTATCAAAATCTTCCTGTGCTATTATTTGCTTCAACAAAGCTGAAGTTAAGTTCAATGTCTACCCTCCCAGATAAAAAAGTGCAGAGAAATGATTCCTCTGCACAGAATTTTAAGAAAGAATTAGCTAGATGCTTTTTCTTTTCTTGCAGCGCCATCGTAATCGGCACAAGTTAACCCTCTACGAGTTAGCATTGTTTTAACGCCTCTTACAGTTTTGCCAATGTCATCTGCAATAGCTTCGACACTCATGTCTCCGATATTTTGGATGTCAGCTAAAGGATCTACTTTAGAAGAACCTTTAGTTTCTTTTTGCTTAGGAATAGCGTTAATATCGCCACTTCTAAGTAGGCTGAGAGCCTTTCCTCTGATAGAATTAACTGATTTGCCAAGAGCATCTGCAATTTCTTCTACAAATGATCCGCCGTTTACCATAGTAGTAAAGGTAGCTTCTTCTTCGGGAGAGTAAGTTCTGACTGATTCAGGTTTCTCAGCTGGTTTTACATGAGAAGTTAATTCCATTGAAAGAATTTTCCCTTGTATTGATTTAGCAGAGAATTCGCCGCCTTCAAAAGAAGATGCGATGTCTGCGTATGTGTAAGAACCGCTGTTGTCGGTTACAAACTGAGATAGAGTGGCTTCTTGATCCTCAGAAAAAGTTCTGTGTGATACTGAAGAAGCAAGTTCTACATCGTGTCCCATTTTTCTTAGCTTAGAAGAAACACTTCGTGTAGAAGTATCTAGTTCCATTGCAGCTGATGCTACAGTAGCTTGTGAGATTGGTGACTCACTTCCAACGAAATCAACTAATTGATTAGTTCTTTCGTCTGTCCATTTTGGTAATGCCATGTTGGTTTCCTATATTTGGTTTAAGTTGGTTATTATTTTAACACCCCTTTCTCGGGCTGTCTCTGTTTTTGCGGATTCGATCCCGCTTTCATTTACTAATATTGTTACATCTTTAGTTAAACTACTTTTAACAAGATAGCCCAGTTTTTCTAAATATTCTGTTGCTTGAGCCTTTGTCTTGTAGCTTTTTAGTTTACCCGAAATACAAACTACTCCTGTAGTTTCGGTAGGTTGAGATACTTTTAGTATCTGTGCCCACTTAAACGGAAGTCGTATATATCCGTCAATAAATTCTTCGTAATACCAGTCCATAAAATGAGCTGTTACTGCTGGTCCGAGTCCTGCTTCCTTGCATTTCTCTTCGGAAATCTCTGCCATGTTCTTAATAACACTACAGAGTTTCTTGGAAGCGGTTCGACCAAACAGTTTGATAGAGAAAGCTGGTAATAAATCTACTAAGTCAGTAGCTTTACTATTGTGTATTTCTCTATGCAATTTTACTGCTAGTTTTTCGGATTGCAAAGCTTCAATTAGTATTTCTAATGGAAGCTCGTATAAATCATACAAATCAGAGATTTGCAGTTTTTCTACTGTGCGAGGTCCGAGACCTTTAATTTTGAGAGTAGAAGCAAAGTGTTCGATTCTTTTACTAGTCTTACCACTACATAGAGTGTTATGACAAAACAACTGGTCTTTAACCCAAACTAAGTCGTTCATACATGATGGGCAACTTGTTGGCGGGACGATTGTTTTCATTTGTTTATCTCTCATTTCTATTTATATATTATAACAAAATTCGGGTTTCATGTCAAGATTTATTTTTTGGAAAGTCCTGAAGAATGAGGGAATCAATTTTGAAACACTCTGTGTGACCCCCAAACTTGAACATAGGCTCAAATTTATCGTGCTTATACATATCATGTAGGTACTGTTCGTGTGCCCACACATTATAAAGGGTACTAGTCCAAGTCTTTTGAATACGAATATCGTATCCTCTAAAACCTCTACTACGCTTTATAATATGCCGCCAATCTTTCCCACTAGCTATTCCAACCTTTATACATTCTCTATTGAAAGTTTGTTTATTAACTAATACAATTCCGTACATGACTCCTTCCCTGTCTTTTTCTTCAGGTCGGTTGTCAAAATAAGTGTGATTGTATATTCCGCTCACAGATTAACCCACCAGCGTAATATGTATAATACTACTGCTAGGATGGTAAAAATAATAAAGGATGTTGAATATGTGTCTAGCAACTAAACTCTCCTAACGATACGAGGGATAATTTCTCCACTGCGTATGACTTCTACTCTACAACCAATCTCTAAGTCGAGATCAATTATATAACGCATATTATGTAAAGTTGCTTTACTAACCATTGCGCCGTCTATTTCTATCGGTTCTAGCATTGCTACTGGGGCTACTACTCCAGACTTGCCTACATTCCAGACAACATCATTTAGAGTAGTTTCTACTCCTTTCTGAATTTGTTTGAGAGCGTATGCTCCTCTAGGGTGGTGTGAGGTGTATCCTCGTTTGTTAAACTCCTCATGGGAGTCTATTCTAAATACTAAGCCATCGTCTGGGTATTCGTTCCAATTACTCGCGGTAACTGTTGAAAACCCAGATTCAGCCAAAAACATTAAGTCATCTGTCCACGACTCATTCCAAGACTCCTGCAATCCATATGCAATGAAATGCAAGTCTCTAGTCTTAAATTCTTCCGTGTCGTTTAGACCTAACGCACCCGCTGCATAATTACGGGCATTTTTGATAGTCTTTGGTGCTACTACTTCTCCTGTTACTTGGACAAAGTCCTGTCGACTTATCATATCAAAGTCAAGTTTATAAGGAACTAGGGTAATCATATGGTCTGTTATATCCAAACCTTTCTCACCATCTCCTCGTGTTAGGGCTTGATGTAGTGTACCTTTAACATATAACAATGAAACTGCTGCTCCGTCCAGTTTAGGACTTACAACTACTGAACCCTTGTAGTTATCAAACGGGTCTTTGGTACCAATCTCATTTGAGAAAACTTTTTGCAATGAGTACATTTGATGTAAGTGAGGAATTCGGTTATTACTAGATGAGTGTCCTACTTCATCATAGCCCGAAATCTCAACCAATCTATCAAAAGCTGTGTCCGACATGGTAGGGTTACCATTATAATAGTCAGTTGATGCTTGTTGTAATATTGTTTTTAAATTTTCCATTTATATATTATACTATTTTTTAGAAGCCGTGTCAAGAATTATTTTCAGGGTAGGTATATTTCATCTAGGACATCTTTGAAGTGAGACTCCAATATGTCCTTAGCTTCCGCCAATGATAATATTTCTACTAGTCCTTCAAATAATCCTCTCGAATTTTCAAAATCCAGCTTCATTGCTACCCCATCTTTGGACGGCTTGAAAGTGCCATCAAAGTCAAGGTAATATTTTCTTAGATGTAAGTACTCAATGTCTCGAAAAGTATTGATTGTCAACTTAATCTGTTCTGTTCCTTCTGCGTTTTCCGAAATGATTTTCTCATACATCTCGGGTGCTTCATGTAAATTCATCGCTTATTCCTCAGTATTGAACTAAGGGGTTGGATGTTAGTTACATTATTAGGTATTAACAGACGATAAGAGTCTGTATCCCAACAAAATAATAAAACCGAATCCGCAGTTTCTGTGGCTCGGTTCTTCTTACTTTGTATATACTTATTATCAAAGTCTAATGTGCAAACATTGTACTTTAATTTTCGTGAGTTTGTACTTCTGTATGTTATAACTGCGTCTCCACAGTTAGTTACTGTTCTGATGAACTCAGATTTTTTCACTATGATACTCCATTACTATTAAGAAAACTCTTTCTCTTTAGTAATGGACAGTATCGTCTATTTTTTTAACTTATTTTGTTATTGCGTTGATAACACCTGTGAAGTATACTGATGCTTTGCCTGTCAATTTGTCAATGATGTCTGCATCAATGTCTTGACCTGCGTCAGTTAAAGCACCTTTAAGGGCTTCAGCTGCGTCAGCTTTACTTACTCTAGTACTAGCAGTGCCTGAAGCTTTTGCTGTACCAGTTGCAGGGGTTTTCTTAACATACACGCCAGCTTTAGTAAGAATCATTCTGACACCATTTGGGCTTTCGCCTAATTCGTCAGCAATATCTTTTACAATCTCCATACTTGTTTCTGGAGTTGCCTCTGCTTCTGTGTACATCTCAACGGCTTGAGCTTTGGATTCGTCTGTCCATGCCATGCGCCTTCTCCTTTTTGTACCTCGATATCCTGCACAAGTGCCGAACTTATCGAGTTGTTGTTGATAAAATCTATCTCCCATATATTAATATTATACAGAAAAATAGACGCTAAGTCAAGAACTATTTTATAGTTCCTTACCAATCTAGGCTACGAACGAAATCAAGTTTTTCCTGAGCAGCCGCTGCTTTTTCTACTTGTTCGTTAATAGCACCTACTATATCTGAATGCTCCCCAATTCCTGCAGGGTGGCTCAAATATACTTTTATGTTTGCTGTTGCTTCAGCCAAGTCTCCTTCATATCGGGCGACTAAAGCATTTCTTAAAACTTCATTCATTTCTTTATTCCTAAAATTGCGTTTATATACGCTAATACCCACATCTTTCTTTTGTTTTCTGAGAAAACAACTTGAAAAATCCAAGGTGTTAAAATAAATAGTGATAGTATATACATTACAAAATGTACTGCTCTATACTTTAGCACTATCCTTCCTTCTGGTTTTCGTTCTATTATACGCATCATAACAGGGTATGTCCTCCATACTAGCATGAGCCAAGTCGATAACCAAAAGGACAAAATTATTGTCCATGGCTCCATGTAATTTGTTTCCTATATTATTGCGCCGTACTTTTCTAAATGTTTTAAACTGCCTAGGTCATAGGCAAGTGCTGTGGCATAGTAGCCACCTTCTTTGATAAAGCCAAAGTAAGGACTTTCAAAGTCTGTTAGTTCTATTACATAAATCTGATAGCATTTGCTACCATACTTATCTTCATAGTTAGTATCATTTCTGAACTCTTTAATAACTCGTGCTGGTAAATCTTTTCCTGTGTACCATACTTTCTCGCCTGGCTCAAAAGTATTAGACACACATTCTTCGGGTAAGTAACCACTACCCCGTTGTTCTGTCTTTGGTCTCTTTTCTGGTACTCCTACTCTATTAATTATATTCTTTACGAAAGTAGAACTACGATACATTGCCTTTGCAATGTCTGATATAGGGCGTTCATCTAAGTACCACTCTATTGTTTGTTTTATTTCTAAGTCAGTTGCTTTAGTACCTTTTAGTTGAGACTTTCTTGTTGCTCTATATCTTAGAGTCTCGTTATGGTCTTCCATAATTCTGCTCAACCTAGTAGTATTATAACTAATGTTTAGCATCTCACACGCTTCTTTCTTCGTGATAGGAGTACTGCTAGCAAGAGCTTCTTGCACTCTATTTAGATTATCTTCCTCTAACCTTTCTTGTTTTTTCTGTCTAATTGCCATAGTCTCTCTGTTGTTTGTCTGCTTCTTTTTGCCACCCTTTCTCTAAAAACTTGTTTATCCACTCACCTATAATCTTAAGCATCAGTCCATATCCATTTGTAGTTGCTCATCATAGTCAATGAAGGCTCGTTCTCTTTCTTCTTGTATACTTCCTAAAAGAATAATTGCATAATGAATAACTTTGTATAAGTCTTTATCATTCCTGCCGTCTTTCTTTCCGAAACGCTGTGCATATTTTATTATGTTGCCAATACAAAAGCCTTCACCATGTCCATTCTCAAATACTATCTCTGTAGTTTGAGTCTTTGCCTGAGCATAGTGCTGGTTGTAGGTAGCATCTATGTAGTTCTTTAAGTGGTCTTGTATTACATCTTCGTTAAATTTGTAGTCTATCGCCATTTGTCTTTTAACTTCCTCGACATATCAAACCAAAAGTCTGATGTTACTAATAATTGTACTGAGTAAAACCAAAATACTAACGAGAATGTATATTTAAAAACTACAAAAGGTACTAATAGGATTGTCATAAATGTATCTATCATGTCATATGTCCCATTAATGCCCAGTTTTCAGCAGCATTTTCTGCCCACAGTTCATTGTGTCCGTAGTGTACTACATCTTTAACCCACATTTTATCACTAAAGTGTCTGGTAACAAAAACTCCGTTCTCGTCTAACCATACTTCAGCACTTCTGTTTTCATGTTTATACTCGTGTAAGAATATATCTAGCATCTTTATCATTATATATCTCCTTCCTTCCGTACTTCGCTACGGATAGCTTCGAAACCATTAGGGTATCTGCTCTCGAGTTTATTTATGTTTTCTTCCATCACTTGTTGTGGAGTGTACCCTAAAGCTGTGCAGCCTTGAACCCAGTACCATAGTACATCGCCCAACTCTCGTTTGAGGTGGAATCGTTCTGCTTCGTTAAATTCTTTCCCTTGAAATATAATCTTCTTGATTATCTCAGAGAACTCTCCCGATTCGGCTTGCATGCCGATGGAAGCTGTTAATAGTTGAGACCACTCGGTCTCTGTATGTGTCTGTAGTTTTAGCAATCTTTCTGCTAATTTAAGAGTACTTAAACTCTCCTCTGATGTTGTGCTGACTACGAACTTTGCGTAATCATTAAATTCTTTTTGTTTTATTGGTCTGTCGTACATTTTGTCCTGTTAATGTGTTAAATTTCGTGATGAATACCACTTGGATAACCAAGTGTCAATTTGTTCCTGCGTCATGTTGCTAGGAAAGTATACCGATATATATGGTTTATCTTGTAATACGACTTTCATAATCTGCGTAGTCCTCGTTCCACCAATCGGGTTTATCTCTGTATTTCCAGCTTGCAAAGGTTGCTTTATCTAAGTGGTAGTAGTCTCTGTACGACTGTATAGGATTTTCATAATCCTTTAACTCGTCTGGCATAGCTAATCCGAACTCTGTAAAGCCTAGTCTTTTCATGTGTACTGGCTCAGGTAATTTATTTACTACTTGGTCTATGGACTTATGTTCTTTGCCATATCTATATCTGTATTCGTCATTTAGAGCATTGCCGTAGCAGTGTGTCCACTCATGGTTATCTAGTGATGACCTTGCCCATATAGTACAGGGGTGATTATACATCATTGGTAGATAAGGTGTGATTGGTCTGTTCTCTGGAAGTAAGTGTTTGATTTTTGCTTTTTCTTCGTTCAATACATCTCGTTCTTCCTTGTTCAAAGCTCTAGGAACAAATCCTAGAAACTTATCAATCCATATACTAGTGCATAGTATCTGGGCTACTTCTAAGGGCATTTTTACTATGTGTTTGTCCACATGGTATTCCGCACACTTCTCTAAATTTTCGTCTAAGTAAAATAAATTCATACAACTATTATACTAAAATTTGAGGGCGGTGTCAAGTATTATTTTTTGCTTCTTCAATGAAGTTCCTTTTTCGGAAGAATACCGAAAGACTGAATCTATAACTTGGAGCTATGTGAGAGGCAGGTCTTATTGAATGGGGAATATGCCCATCAAAAACGACTGCTGCGTTTGGTTCGTATAATGCTGTGCCGACACAATGTTGCATTGAATCGTCATAGAATATAGTTTCACCATAATACTCTTTTTTCCACTCGGGATTTATATAGTAAGTTATGACTGTTGAATCCCCATGAGTATGAGGAAACTGAATTGAAGAAGGAGTAGCTAAGTTTATAACTGCTTTATCAAAAGCTAAGTTTTTAACTAAGTCTTTCATGGGCTCATTCTTAATGCCATCCATGAAATCTAATCCTCTCCAATCTGCTCTGTTTATATCCGAGTGTAAACAAGGGTATTGCCTATGCTCGAATGTTGATGTGTCTCCCCACCCTATTTTATAGTCCGCATTAACAGCGTGCATATAAATCTGTTCTCGGTGGTTCTCAGTTAAGACATTGCGAAATATCTCAATCATTGACCAGTTCAGCGAATTCTGTGTACCCGCCTATACTCTTGTCGTCAACGACTATTTGTGGAAATGTTCTAGCAGTAGGGAATTGCCCCATGAGGTCTTCCATTCCAAAGTCCTTTCCTAGTTTTTTAACTTCTAAGTCCAGTCCTTTCATTGTTGCTAATGATATTGCTTTTTCACAGAAAATGCAATTATCTTTACTATATACTATTACTTTCATTCTTTTTCCTTTGTTTATTTACTGTTAATTTTGTCTTTCGCTGTTCCTGCATATAGTCCAAACCAAGCTGCGCCTGCTCCTACTACAATAGAAATCAACCCTGATTGCTCTAATGTGGGTACATCTAGTTCCATGAACCAAAAAGTACAATAGTATAGTAAATACATATATACTGATAAGAACATTCGAGGAAATATACGCCAAGAGTCTATCATCTGTGAAAACCAAATTGCTTTTTGCCAAGGGTTATCTGGCTCTTTTTCGTTCTCTAGTTCTCTAATCTTTTCTTTTAGTTCCCCTATTTCAGAAACCATTGCCATGAATTTATTAAGGTCTATTTCAACCTCGTTTCGGCTCATGTCGCCTTGAAATTGTTCGCTAGGTTGTGCCATGCTCCAAATTCTCCAATTTTTCTCTAAGAACGATTAACTCGTCCTCGAGCTGTTGCCATACTGAACCACTTTTGGTGGCTTTTTGATTAGCTTCAATACACTTTATGGCTATTCTTGTGTTATGAATCTTATGACTGGTCAGGACAAGTCCTTTATCCATTTGTAGTCTGGATTTTCCTTGTCAATAGGCTCAACATCATGACCATATATTGTAGCTGGTATCAAATTGATATCCAATGCTTCAGGTAACCAATCTTTTGGGTCGCCTTCTGATTCTAAATATACTGTTATTTTATAGGTCTGTTTCATTGTGCCATCGTCTTTGTTTTTGTAGGTCTGCAAATTTAACATAAGCTCTATACTTTGCTTCTGATTCTTCTGCTACCATTTTCTTTAGCTGTTTAATGCTCTGATTAAGTTGATTGATTTGTTTTTGTTGTTCACAACAAATCTCCCTAAGTTCTTCTTCCAAGGTATCGTTGGTGAACTGTTTTTTTAAGGTCATAATATATCGTCATATCCTACTGTGTAGTAGACTGTTAGTTCTTCTCCTTCCTCTATTGGTCTGACTGTATACAATTCTCTCTGTTGTCCATCGTGATAGTGTATATTAGTACTTATAAAACAGTTAGGGGTCGAACTATGATTAATAAATCCTCCAAGGGGCGTTCTTATCCAGCTCCACCTATTTGTTTCCCAAATATGTGTTTCTCCTAAGTATATACCTGCCTTTAAAGGTTCGAGGGTGTGTAAGCCTAACCCATTGATTTCGCTAGGCTTTACTGTTAATCCGTCTGTGAGCGGCGTATAATGGTCTGCTCTAAATTTTGTCTTGTTCTCGATTTTGTTCTCTTAATTTTGTAAATGCTTCAGCTATATACTCATCAATGGTAATCTCCCTTTCGGCAGCGTGAGAACACATTGCGTCCCACATATCTTGCCCTATGTTATAGGACTTGCCTTCAAAGTTAATTTCCACTAAATAGATCAGCCTCCGCTTGTCGTCGTCTAGTAAGTCCTTCTAAGACTTTACCACCTGCTTTGTTCCATCTCATAAGTTGCGCTGGAACTCCATTGAAGTCACCTGAGTTTAGTACTTTCAAAAGTGTACTTGCTTTCAGATTACCACCACCTAAGTTATATACCCATGATACTAGTGCATCAAATTGATTTTGAGATAAAGGTGTTGTAACCATGTCGTTAATGTAACCTTCGTACTCGTTTAATTCTTCTACTAACATTTGTTCGGCTTGTTCTTGAGTTATAACACTCTCTGGTGTTACGCCTTTGATATGACCATATCCTATAGTC